GACCATGTTTATCCAGGATGTAGGGAGGGTAACCAATACACCTCTACACAAACTCAAAGAACATTCCTCAAGCACATATTCAAATTTAGCGGTTCTTGAGCAAATTTCAGACAGGGAAAGTATCCAGCCTATCACGGAATCATTCGAAAGTGAGTACACCAAAAAACTATTTACCCAGGCGGATCAGGACAAAGGATATTTTTATGAATTTGATGTTGCCAAATTATTAAAATTTGATCCATTAACAAGGGGTCAATTCTATGGAACGCTGATCGGGTTGGGTATAATTTCCCAGGATGAAGCCAGAACAATGGAGGGGTATAATCCGCATCCTGACAATATCGGAGGTGAGCCAGTTATCCAAATGGGATTCCAGAAATTAAGAAACATAGATCAGGATACTAATGCCCAGATGTTAGGGGTTATTTTAAGCAAGATCGAGCAGTTAGAAAAAAAACAGAAAAATGAAAAATAACGATTGGAAGAAAGCACTTATGGGGAAGCATGAAATGCCTATGCTTCGCATGAATGTAAGAAATCAAACCGAGGATGAGGCGGTAATAGACATTGACGGTGAAATAGGTTGGGCTTCCTATGATGGAGAGGATTTCACATGGAACACCAAAGAGGCTATCAAAAAACAGCTGAAGGATATTGCAAAGATGGATGTCAAAAAAATCATTGTCAATATTTCATCTCCGGGGGGCTATGTCGATGACGGGCTGGCAATCCATGATGTCCTGGCACAGCACGAAGCAGAAATTGAAACGAGGGTTACAGGTATGACGGCTTCGGCGGCAACAGTTATTGCCCAGGCTGGGGATGTTCGCAAGATTTCCGCAAACGCCCTTTACCTGATCCACAGGGCATGGATGTTAGCTATTGGAAATGCGAACACAATGAAAGCGGCGTATGAGGATTCTTTAAAATTTGATGAGGTCATATCAAAGATATACGTTAAGCGTACGGGTAAAAAAGAAAGTGAAATTCTGGACCTTATGAATGCCAACGACGGAGATGGGAAGTGGATGAGCGCAGAAGATGTAATTGAGAATGGGTTAGCAGATGAGGTCTTTGAGCCTACGGCAAAGAAGGATGATTCTAAAAACATAGTTAATAATTATTATGTGAATTTCACTGCAAAAGACGAACTGGAATATGAGGATGATGACGGCAACAAGCTTGAGGACTTATTGACAGATGAACAGAAAAATAAATTGTTAAACTTAAAAAAGAGGAGGACTGATTTGTTATGAACACAAAGCAAATTAAAGAGCTGATGTTTGCCAAAAATGATGAAATCATTAAGGCAGAATCAGCAGAAAAGAAAGACGAGGAGCTTATACAGAAGCTGGAAGGGGAATACGATGCCCTGAAAAATGATCTGGAAGCTACCCAAAAGGCGGAAGATGATGCTGCCGAAAGAGCACGCAAGAAAGCACAAAGGGAGAAGGATGTTGCCGATTTTAGCGGGTCACGACCTAATCCTGATGCGCTTGACGGCGAGCAGAAAGAGTTACAGAGCCTGGCAAAGAAAGTGAATTTTGCCAAAGCTGTTGCAACTATTCTCCCTGAAGGCAAGGGGGCAAAACTTGACGGCGTAGAGGCTGAAGTACAGCAAATTGCTGAAAAGGAAAAAGAGGAGTCAGGAATTACACACATGAAAGTATACAAGGGTGGAGACGGTAATGTAATCTCTATTCCTCAGTCTATGATTCGGTTTGGTAATATGTATCCAGATGGCAAGGGCGGACATATTGAGGGTCCGAGGAATGCTACGATATCTGTATCAACGGAAGGGACCGACACGGTACAGACCACTATCCAGAGCATTATACCTGCACTGAATATTGATCCTGTATTGGTGAGGGCAGGGGCAAGAACCCTGACCGGACTTGTAGGAGATCAGCAATGGCCTTTAGGCAGTACTTTGACAATGGCATGGGAAGGCGAAACCGATACCGAAGCGGATGCAACGGCATCTTTCACTAATACATCCATAAGCCCGAAAAGGCTAGGGGGTAAGATTCCGGTAACATGGAAATTCATGAAGCAAGTACCGGCAGCGCAGAACTTTTTTAACGGGCAGTTGGAAAGGCACATACGAATCGCTTTGGATGCCGCAGGATTTCACGGTGCAACAAACGGGCCGACTGGGATTGAGTCAACGACCGGCGTTACCAACACTCACGCAACGGGAGCAAGTGCAGCGTTGACATGGACAAAGGCTGTCCAATTGAAAGCAGTTGTAAAAGAAGCCAACGGGGATGCGCAGAATTCTGCATATTTCTTCTCTGCCGATGTATGGCAACAAGCTATGACAACCTTCCGAAACACCGGAACAAGTGCAGACAGGACTATCATAGATGAGAATGGCACAATGATGGCAGGATCACGGTATTTTGTTACCGAATCTGTTACCAACGATGCTACCTCATCCAGTGACCTGGCATACATTTTTTATGGTGAGCCGGCGCAGAATATTTTTGGATTCTGGGGTGGAATTGATCTGCTCTATGATCCTTACACTTCTGCGGCGAGTGGCTTTAGTATCATACACAGCAATCTGTATTGTGATCACGTATTGCTTTTGGGCGGTACATGGTCATTTGATGGTAAAGTGTTGATAACCTAAAATAAAAAAGACGATGGCAAAATATGTGAACGTAACGATTGAGGGCAAGCTTGGAACGGGCAGGGTCTATAAAGATGGTGATCTAAAGAAAGATCTGGTAGTAGGCAAAATGTATCCTATGAGGAAAAACGACGCTGAATACTGGATGTCTATGAAGTGGGCTACCATTGGAGACAACACCGACAGGTATAAAAGAATTGCTGAAATAAGAGAGGAAGCCGACAGGGTTAAGGCGGAACAGAAAGCATTGGTGCTGGACAAGGAAGCCAAACGTCTGAAGGAACTTTCTTTACAGGCAGTTCGGGAGTCCAAAGGTCGTAACAAAATCGTAAAAGCTACGGGAAGAAAGGCGGCAGTAAAGACTACAAGAAGGCGAGCTAAAAAGTAATGTATAAGATAGTTACTGCACCCACTTCGGCAGAGATTGCCGGACTTGTATCCAATAAGGATGTGCGCTATGCATTGGGTGCGCAGGGGGATGGCATCGGGCAGCCCGTGGACAATTCACAGATCACACGGTTAAAATCCCTTCGAGATGTAGCCTATCTAAACATTGAAAGAGGCTATTTACAGATGGCTATCCTTACCCAGACATGGGATTATTTTACCGATGCCTGGGAAAATACTTTTGAGCTTGCCTATCCGCCTATGGCTTCTGTCACACATGTAAAATATTACGATAGTGACAACGCCTTACAGACATTGACGGCTGACACGGATTACAGGGCTAACACTTCCGAATACTTAGGGAAAGTGGAAATGATAAACACCTATGGGGTGTATAATCGTGATGATGCTATAAACATACGGTTTGTGGCGGGGGTTGCGGCAGGGTCGGTAGACGCAAGAATAAAGGAGGCTATCTTGGAAAAGATATTTGCCTTATACAACAAGGAAAACAGGGATGAAACTATTATAAGCCTGATAGGTGATATGGCGATAGATTATGAGCCTTAGTTATAAACATATTACTGCCCTTCTGCATGAATACACAAGGGGAACGGTTTATGAGTTTTATATTCCGGAGGTGGAAAAGCCACCTTATACGTATTATGAATTAAGGTCTGAGCCGGCACTGAGCAAAGAGAAATCCACCCAGGACACAGAGATTTATGAGATAGCTTTTTGTCATAAGTCCGTACATGAGGCGGTAACAATGGCAGACGGTTTCAGGACTTTTGTAAATACATATGGAGGTACAGAGCAAGGGGTAGTGATAAAAAACGCTTTTCATCTTAACAGGCATATCCCCCCACAGACAGGGAAAAAATCCCAGGTTGTGTATAAGGTATTCGACAGTTATCAAATAAGAGTAGTAATATGATTATCAAGGTAATTATACTAAAAGATGGTGCATTAAAGGAATCGGGGAAGGCATTCCGGGTTGGAGCCAATGTTGAGGTCGAAGACTGGAAGGGTTACGAGCTGATCTATAAAAAGAAAGCCGGGCAAATTCCATATCAGAACGGTCATGGGGAGTGGTGTATGGATGGACGAAGGTCTAATAAATACGCCGAACTCCGCAGGACAGGGGATCAGCCTAATGTAACCATAGAAGAATATAACGAATTTTATAAACCATTAAAAGCAATAAAAAATGGCAAGCACAGGAATAAATGATGGCAAACTGTTAAAGGTTAGCTTTGGAGGGACTACGGCAGCTTACTTGATCAACGTCAGTTTATCGGTTGACCACGAGCCTGTTGAAACAACTAACAAGGACTCTACCAGCGGAAGGAAAACGTACGGCCCGGGACTTGTAGGATCAACGGGAACGGCTACCATGTACTTTGCCGAGGATGCAAACTGGAATTTTTCAGATGCATACTCTGCGGCATATCACCGAAGCACTGTATCGGTTACAGCTTTATCAGGAGTGGCAGGAGATGAACAATATGCCGGAACAGCATATTTCACTAATGCTACGCTGAACGGTCCTAACCAGGGCGAACACATGACCTGCGATGTCTCTTGGATTGTTACAGGGAATCTGACAGAATCGGCACAGTCATGATAAAAATCATAAAGCTGGGTGATACGGGGTATCCTTTTCGATATTCCGTAAACGCCTTTGTCCACTTGCAGGATCATCTTGGTATAGAGGATATCTTCAAATGGACAGATATTAAGAATCTGGAGGAATCAGTATTAAAGCTGAATGATGCTAAGTTCTTACGGTTTGTGGTTTGGAATGGTATCCGGGACGGGTACAGGGCTAAAGAAGAACAATTCACCTTAACAGAAGAAGATATTGGAGATTTAATTGTGATGGATCAGGAGCTGTATAATCTTCTTCTGTTGGTGATTTGGGGTGTAGATGTAGAAAAGGTTAAGAAGGCGGTCAAGGATCTGGGAAAGGAGGAACCAAAGGAAGATAAAAAAAAAGCGTCGAACCATGTTGGACGCTCTACCGTCAGTACGCCTTCGGAGTCCTGAATATGTCTTATAATACTTTTATGAATGTTACACCTTTTGAAATACTGGAAGCAATTGACGGGTATTATAATCACACATTAGGAGGTATGGCATTAGCCGCTTTTGGAAAGGAGGACAAAAAACCCGGACACTGGGATCTTTCGGATCCAAAACAGAAAGAGCAACTAGATGCAATTATAAGAAATGCCAATAAGAAGAAATGATATTACCATCGACACCGGAGACCTTGACAAACTATACAGGGCATTTAAGCAGTATCCTCCATTAATCCTAAAAACCTTTCCACCTGCATTAAGAAAAGAATCACAAAGTTTCATCAGAGACGTACGGTCAGGGGTAAAGATAAATAATTGGGCTAACTTTTGTCAGCCTGTATCCACAGGACAGATCCCTAGAAAATTTCAAGAAGTAGGCATACGGGTAAAACCACGCAATAACATAGCCTATGTTTTTGAGTTTGGGTTTAAGAACAGGCAAAACAAGGTTATCCCGCGTCCGGTATATACACCAGCTTTTGATAGATTTTCAAGAAGGACAAATACGGATGTTAAAAACAATCTTATCCGTGAAGGGAAAGCACAGATGATGAAAGCATTAACTAAAAACGGGATACGTTACTAATGGCAGACAGGAGTATAGTATTTGATATAAAGGCGAACACGCAAAACCTGGTTAATTCTTTAAATAGAACTAATCAGAAGATCGAGGGGTTTGGCAAGAACATCAATAAACTAGGGGCTTTGATAGGAGGGGCTTTTGCTGTTGAGAGAATTTTTAGTTTTGGTGCAGAAGTTTTTAAGTTAGCGGAAGGGGCAATTGAGGTCAAAAATGCCTTTAACAGATTAAATGATCCTAATTTGTTGGGAAATTTAAAAGCCTCTACACAGGGTGCCGTATCAGAATTAACATTAATGCAAAAGGCGGTATCTGCAAAGAATCTGGGAATTCCTATACAAAATTTAGCCATATTATTTGAGTTTGCAACTAAAAGAGCAGCAGAAACAGGGGAAAGCGTAGATTCGTTGGTCGATTCTATTGTTACGGGTATTGGGAGGAAATCTTCATTAGTGCTTGACAATTTAGGGATTGTCATGAGTACTGCGGGAAAAACCGTTTCGGAAGTCGCCGAGGAAGTCACAAAATTGGCACACGAATCTCTTGCAGAAATGGGAACAGTGGGAGTAAACGCTACTGATAAAGTCAGGGCTTCTTTTGAGGATCTAAAGGTTACAATTGGAAATCTTGTATTAAACGAGGGGACTGGGGTTTTAAATTGGCTGGATGATGTTATAGATAAAACAAATGAATTTATTAAGGGGAGTCAGTTAGAAAATTTTAGAAAAGAATTAGAATTTTCAAGGAAAGAGCTTGAAAAAATTAGCGGGGGGGGGCGTACATTTTCACAAGGGCTTAAGACCGCCGGACAATATGCAACAGAACTAGAGCAAAAAATAAATACATTAGAAACAGCGATAGCCAAGATGGAGCAAGGAAGTGTAGCAGGGCCGAGTCCTGTTGGAGTTGTACCAAAGGGGCTAAATTTAAAAAGACCAGAATTACAGGGATTAGATTTGCCCTTTATAGAGCGATCAGTGGAAGGGTTAAGTGAAATGGATAAATGGTTTTTAAGCATTGAACAACACTATGAAAATATCGCTGTTCAAAGTGAAGAGTTTAACAGGAATATAAGTGAAGCTGATGTGTTAATGGGTGACCTTAGTGAGGAAAAAATAGTTGATCTAAGGGATTATTTGAAAGATGTAGGAGCAGAAACGGGAGAATGGCTTATGAAAGTCAGCCAGGTACAAGGGGCATTTTCTAATATATCAGGATTAATAGATACTATTGTAGGAAAGCAGACGGGGCTATCAAAAGGGTTAAGCCTTTTCGGGCAGTTTTTAGGAGCCGTAACTTCTATTGCTTCTTTGGCCAGCCCTATTGGGGCAGGGGAAAAAATTACGGGTACGCTTATCGGGCAGGGGAGTACACTGTTAGGAGTTATAAGCGGAGCCTCAAATGTAAACACAAGTTTAGGAGCATCGGGATCGGGATAAATGGCGCATCAACTAAAATATATATTACAACACGGAGCTGACAGGTACAATACTTATCCCTGGTGGCAGTGGTTTATCTATCATATTGATACAAAGTGGACTTCCAGCGACGGGCCTATATATCTGGAAGGTTCGGCGAATCCTGTAAATGCACAGCTTTTAGAATCCGAA